TACACAAAGACAAGCAGTATCTATGGCCCGTATAGATGAGAACATTAAAGCAATCCGACAAACAGTAGAAAAGATGGCTAATGATAAGTAAGGATTGTTATGGTAGACCCATTCACGGCTCTAGCTGCCGTCAAGACTGCTGTTAGTGCAGGTAAAGAGCTTGTCTCAGTTACTAAACAAATAGGTGAGTTCTTTGATGGTGTCGATGAGCTAAGGAACAAACACAATAAGAAGAAGAACAGTCTTTTCTCAGGTGATGATGAAAACAGTATGGAGACCTTCGTGAATCTACAGAAGGCTAAGGATGCTGAAGAGGAACTCAGAGCCATTGTGATAGCTACCAGAGGTTACTCCGCTTGGGGTGAGCTACAGGAAATAAGAGCTAGAACACGTAGAGAACGTAAAGAGAGAGAAGCTGCCGCTAAACTCCGTAAGCAAGAGATAGTAGAGAAGGTAGTTGTTATTGGGGGTACAGTAACTGTGTTGTCTATTATAACAGGTATAGCTGTAGTTATAATAATGTCATCAAAGGGGATGCTCTAATGGGTTTAGAGGCTAAGGGTACTTTTCCATTCCAGATGTACCAGATTCCTGAGTTTACAGCTACTACAGTGACTACATCACCTATCCTCCCAGCTAAGGTTAGTACTGATAAGCCAAGGGTTGTAGAGCCAGCTACCCGTAGTGAAGTTACCATAAGGCTAGATAAATACTGGCAAGAGAAGGCTGAAGAACTCTTAAACAGACAGAGAAGTATGGCTGAGTTAGCCTACAGTCCTAATGGTAGAATTGTAGCTCCTATAGATGTAGGTAAGATACTAGACGTAGAGGTATAATATGACTGTGACTATGGAAAGATTCCTAGAGTGGAAGATCCTACCCAGACTTATGATGGTAGTGATGACCCTTATGTACATACGTGTAATAGAGTGGGGAATTAGCTTGGATGACTTAAGTACTCAACAGAGTGCTATGATTAGTGTTGTTAGTGGTGCTATGACTGGTACGATAGCTGTATGGCTTAATTCGGAGAAGAAATAATGATAGGGCAAATCTTAAGTAGTGTAGCTGGTTTAGCTACAAGTGTAATCGACAGTAAGACACAGATCAAACTTACTGAGGCTGAGATAAAGAAGAAACAGCTTACAGGTGAAATAGACTGGGATCTAGCTGCTATACAGGCTACACAGAATAGCTGGAAAGATGAGTGGATAACCCTACTGTTCAGTATTCCTTTGATACTAGCATTTTGTGGAGATTGGGGTAATGCTATAGTCCAGGCTGGGTTTGCAGCACTTGAGACTATGCCAACATGGTATCAGTATTCCCTTGGAGGTATCGTATCAGCATCCATAGGAATTAGGTCAGTATCTAAATTCTTCGGTAAGTAAGTGAGGTAATTTGTATAAAACAATAGCTAGAGCATCTATCAGTAAGTACACCCTTAAACGTCACCTAAGACGACGACAGAAGAAGTCTAAGAAAGCTAAGTCAGTCTTAGACCTACCCCCCAGAGGTTTCTTCTCTTGCTTCTGCTGGGACCGCTCTTGCCCTAATCATAAATAAAAACTGCAGACAAACTAAAGGCCCCTTGGATCTCTCCTTGGGGCCTTCTTTTATGAGGATCTACCCCATTGATGGCAGAGGTAGTCTTTTATTACCCATCTATTTGCTTCTAGAGTTTGCATACCTAAAGCTAAAGAGTTTAGACAAGCTTCCTCTGAAGTGTACAGAGTAGGAGGTGATGCACTCTTACAAATCGCTGTGTCTAAATGGCACGTCAGTATTATCGCTGTCCACATCTGGATTCTCCAATATATCTATAAGCCTTTCGAGATACCAGATACACTTCCTAAGATCTTCTACAGGCTTCTTCTTATAAGGCCATCTCCAAAGATACTTAAAAGCAGATTGCCAACAATAGGCAGCATGAGTATTTACAGCTGCCCCCTCAGTCATAGCCTCCATAGCGTCTATACATTCTATGGTACTATTGTAGTGAGGCGGACTGTTAACGTAGTCCACCTCTTGAGACTTACTCAACTTTGATAAATCCCATTTAGCCATTAGAACGGTGGCTCCCCATACTCGTCAAGCTCTACTCCTTTGTAAGACATGTCGACTTCATAGATCTCATCTTCTACAGGTGTATCTGTGAAGTCTTTCTGTATTATACCCATGTCACTTAAGTGTAGTGATAGTTGAAGTGGTAACTGGTTTTCCATCGTAGTCTCCTAAGTTAAATCTACTATTTCACAAACATCACCGCTACAAGCCATTGTTTGCATACCTGCGGTGTTGTCCTCTTGTTCATACTCCGATAACTCAGACCAGTCAATAGCCTTTGGCATCTTTTGTGAAAGATCAAAGTATTCTTCCATTGTGCAGTCCTGATAAGGTGCCTGTTGGTAAGTGTGATCTGTGTGAGGTAAGAAAGAAACACCTGACATTTCATCAAAGTGCTTATACACAAATGCACCTACTTCCATCCACTCCTCATCCTTTACAGAGATCGTCACTGAGGGCTTATGTTCACACCATGACCTCTGATAGATTAACCATGTCTCTAGCTGCTCTAGGGCGCTCATATCGTTCCTAGTAACAGAAAAAGGTGGCGACTTAACTGGGAAACTAAATACTGTAGTAGTGTCTCCTTTCATTACACAAGGTTCATTAGGTATCCCCTTATCCTTCATAAACTGTGTCAAGGGATCTTTATTATCACCACGCACAGTGCGGATATAATAGGGACTGTGGCGAGCATGTATGCCAGAGGCACTATCCACCAGTTGTGATACCGTTCCCGAAGGCTTAACGCATGTAATCGCAGTAGAACGAGGTATACCAAGACGGTCAGCCCATTCAGCATTAGTATCAACAGCCACGGTGCGTAAGTGCTCAAGGGTCTTCTCCAAGCCTTCATTCTTACGGGTCATTAAAGTGTTATCCATTATACCTGTGAGTGACACACCGAGCAGTCGCTCTTCTTCGGTGTTGGTAGTCCACACCTTTCGCAGATACGGAAACTTGGTGTAGGTTGACTGGATAGTTCCCAATATAGTTGCCAGACGGACTTTACGCTCAAGATCTTCCACAGTGTCCGTATCACGTACAACACACTCCGTAAGATTGCAGAACTGATTAGGACGCAAAATGATTTCACTGCACGGATTAGTGCCAAACTCGTAGTTAGGGTCACGTCTGCCATTTTTTGCAGCTTGTACTTTACTTGCTTGACGATTGAATACACCACGTTCCCCTGACTTACTTTCTACTAAGGCTTGCCATTCCCGCATGAAGGTTTCCATATCGGGCTTCTCTGTGTAGCTCACACTGTTATTAGACAATGCACGATGAGCTGCTGTTTCCCACCACTGCCCTGATTTAGCATGACGCATACGATCATCACTTAAGTTAGACAGGGAGATCATAGCACTACGGCGTACCCCACCTACTACAACTATCTGACCAATGAAGCACATAAGGTCATGGCACTCGATAGAGGACAACTTACGACCTTGAGCATTCTTGAATGTAGATACTGCAAAGTTAAACAGTTCCACTAAAGGTGCAGGACCACTGGCTCTACCGCCAAAGGTCTTAAGTCTAGCACCGGCAGGGCGTACGCGAGAGACATCCCACTTAGGGATCTCACCAGCCCATAGAAGAGCAAGTATCTGACGAAACGCCTTAGCCCAACCTTCTTTGCTGTCCTTTACAACGACAACTGTATCACTTTCAAACAGCTCAGGAACCTCTGGTAGCCTTTGTACAAACTGCCGCTCTACTGAGAAGCCTACACCTGTACCACACAGCAAGATAAACATAGCCTCATCGAATGCTTTAGGATCATCCACAGGTAAATAGCTACAGTTATAACCTGCAGTATTATCTCTAGCCAAAGCTGGGCCTGCAGTCATCATAGCTCGCATAGAGGGCATAATCTCTAAACCCAACACTGCTTGCTCTAGGTCAGATATATTGTACTCAGGGCCTACTTTTGGACGTACTACATTAGTCATATATCGAGAGACAGTTTCACTCCAGTCTTCCCGACCTTTTCCATCGAAGTACTTTGCATACCGAGACTTAGCAATAAAAGTCTGATAGTCTGTTGGTAAATAATTATTCATCTGTTGTCACCTGATCCTTTTATCTTTCCCGATTTCTTACGCTTGTCTAACTTCTCTAAGTTTAACAAAGCTATGTCTGACAGAGTGTAGCCTAAATCATCAGCAGATAAGGCTGCGTACCAAAGTACATCTCCAATCTCTTTAGCGATCTCAAGCTTATCCATACGACCATCCCTGATCCACTTCTTAACCTTGTCAGCTACCTCTCCAGCCTCACTAGCTAAACCTAATGCAGGGTAAACTAACTTGAAGCTTTTATCATAGATGGCAAAGCTTTTAGCTTTCTCTTGGTACAAGTCCATATCTGTACCTGTAAGATCAGTAGCTACAGCGTCAATATCATCCTGAGTTATCATCGTCATACATCTCCAATTCTACGAAACCTAATTCATCTAAAACCATTAGAACACTTGGCATATCCGTCTGGCTATCCTCTAGTATCCTCTCAATACCGTAAGTCTCTAGCAAATCTAAGACTTCGTCATAAGATCTATCTTTATCACTCATCTGCATACTCTCTTCTAAGAGCAGACAAAGAGATCCACTGAAGATCGTAGTTACCGTTGTCTACATATCTCTTGACCACCGCACCAGATCTCCACTCTCTGTTAGCTTGACCTGCCCAGCTCTCCTCTTTACCTTTGAAGCAGCCAGCCACAAGGCCGTTGATCGGATAAGGACTAGCGTCAGCTTTATGGTAATAAGAGAATTTATGACTATGACCGACAGTAGCAGAACAGGCCAGCTTTTCAGTAAGAGAATAGCCATGATGCTTAGTTGACATAGCAGAACCATAGTTACCAGAAGAAACATAATGACCGTAGAGTATACCATCATAGTGAGCGAGGGTGGGGGCTGAGTTAGAATATTCATGGTAGTCATCGAACCAGTGGTCTGTCTGCAAATGCTTGAAGGAGATTCCATATTTATCCCCTTCGAGCCGTGGATCAGTCTGTATAGCTCTCTTAATCCTATTCTCATGGTTACCTTCAAACCCTATCCAGCTTGACCTCTTGTACTTCCTTTGGTTAGGCATATGGCGCAACTTCTCCATAGCATCGTTGTAGCACTCAATGTCTTTCTCGTAGTTCTGAGAGACAACAGCTTGAGGACTACGAGTGTCGAAGCTATTAAGAGATTTCATATCAGCACCATCCCCAAGGTCTACAACATAAGTCGGGTTTATATCATAGATGAGGTTGCCTAACCAAAGAAACCTTTCATTACTTACAGAAGGGTCTGCGTGAGCACAGGAGAAAACTACTACAGTCTTGTGTCGGGAATAGATGTAGGACATTTAGATCTCCAAGGTCTCTATAGAAGTCTTGAAGTGCTTCTGTACTACATGGAGAGCCTCTTCTTCTGGGTGGCAGATATAACCCCTGACATACTCTCCGTTGTCATCATAGTTTCCCTCAAGACCAAAGTAATCTCCAAAGTCTAATACTTCACCTTCTGCCCAATAGATTTTCATTTTCGACATTTTAGTAACTCCATAAAGTAGTCTGCCTTACATAGTGCCAACCATTCTTGTCGGTCACCCCTAAGAAAAACTACAGGTTCATATTTACCATCTTGTACAGCCTGACTTAAGTACTGATACATAGTTTTAAAGTCCCTACGTCTCTTTACTTCGATGGACAACGGAAGAACTTCTCTGGCCCTTGGGGAAAGAACAATGTCCTCTCCGTTTACCCCCATGATCTGTGAC